CAACCAGCACGCCACTCAGCGCGGTGGTACGGGCCGACGAGTCAGCGAACCGCATGACGGCTTGCCGCATGAGGTAGTCGTCGACTTGTGCAGCGGTCAGCACCTGCCCCGGTGTGAAGTCATAAAACCCTTCAGCCATTAGAGACCCACCCAACTGCTGCCGTCATACACCTCAACGGTGTTCGTGTCTTTCAGATAACTGACCATGCCTTCGGCGAGAACTCCCGTCAGGGCTGTCGTGCGGGCTGTCGCGTCGTCAAAACGCATGACCATCTGTCGCATGAGATAGTCGTCGACTTGTGCAGCCGTCAGCACCTGCCCCGGTGTGAAGTCATAAAAGCCCTCAGCCATAGGTGCCGCCTATCCTAGAGCATTCAGCGCGTCAAGTACACCATACGTGGCGTCATCTAGCACTAACTCGTAGACAATAGTGGTGGGGCTTGTGTAGAGCCTGACGATATGCCCGAGAGTGACGTCAATGTAATGCTCTATGCCTTCGACCGCGAGTTCCTGCGCGAGTTCGGTGACAGCATCACCGTTCACGAACTGCTTTTGAATCGTGATGGTGTCGCCAATGTCGACGGTGGCAATGACATCGCGTTGCGCGTCGGTCAACTGTACGAAAGCGACTTCGACTGCAGTGAAGTTCGGTTCAGGTTCCGGGTTGAGTAGGTACTCGGCAAGGGTCTCGGCGTCGGTGTCGTTGTCGAACAGTGCGCCAACGATGCTGCGGGTTTGGATAAAGTATTTAGTTTGGCTGTCGACGTCTTCGGCTGTACCTAACTGATTGTTTAGGGTTTGCACAAAGACAAGGTTGACCACCTTGTCAGCACCGAACGAAATGTCGACGTTGCGGTAAGGGTAGTTTGTGCCGTCGTCATGGAAGTCTGCGACTGAGCCGCCGAGCGTGTTGCCGATACGGTTCTCAAAAGTGAGCACACCGTCACGGGTGACATAAAAACGGCCTTGCTCGGCGTCATTGACAAGGCTCAGGTATTCAAAGACGTTTTGACCGACCGACAAGTCCCAGTCATGCCCGCCGCCACCGCCGCCGCTGTGGCCGCCGAGGGTGACGGTGCCGGTCGCAATGTCACGGGCCGCGCCGGTCGGGTACGAGACTTCAGGCAAGTCAAGTATGTCAGTGATGCGTGCGCCTGACAGTTGCTTATCAATGTGCACCTCATCGGTTGACGTCTGCCCGAGTAGGTACATGTCGTCAGCACATGTGACGGTCACGGTGTCTTCACCGGACAGCGCAAAGTTGTACCGGTAGTCAATGATGCGACCGACAAAGAGATAGTCAGACTCGCGTTTCAGGCTCACGTACCGCATGGGGGCTAGGCCCGGCTCATCGTTGGCCGGGTCATAGTACGGGCCGTCATTGGCGAACGGGTTGAACACACCACCGGCAGCGGTGTCGTCAAGTTCAAAGGTCATGATGCCGGGGCCGAACTGGTCGCTGATGTCTTGCCGGCCGCGCCGAATTTGAATGGTGCGGGCACCGTCAGTGACGTCGGCGTAATCAGTCAAACCGTCAAGCACGTAGGTGGTGCCGTCCAAAATGCCGCGCAGCGTGTCGTCAAGACGAAACCCGCGCACAGGTGCGCCGGTATCTATCTCAAGGGTGTAGTCACCCGACGCGACAACAGCAGCCGGCATTAGTTCACGAACCCTCTGACACGCTGATAGGCGGCAAGCGAGTCGGCGATGCGCCGACCGGTCTCAGCGTTCGCGTTCAACGTGTTCACGGTCACGTTATTGGTGACGGTGGCACGGCCCCGTTCGGTGCTGATCGTTGAGATGGTCGGGGCTGCAAGCGTGATGCCGCCGGCGCGACGCTCATCACCGAAAGACGTCGGCACTTGCGGCGCGATGGTGGTCGTGTTGACAAAGCCGCCAGACTGCAGGGCTGCACCCAAATCGGCCATGCTAGGAATCGCGGTTTGTCCGTCGGACTGTGTTTTCGCTAGGGCAAGGCCCTCATTGATACGGGTGATGATGTCAAGCGCTGCCTGCAGTTGGCCGGTGTCGACCAAAATCTTCAGTTCGCTTTGGGTCTCCTGCGGGATGTTGCCGAGTTCGGTGATGACGTCACCGAGGCTGCGGTACACCTCGGCGTTCGCCTCTTCCCATTCGACCGAACCTTCCTGATTACTTTTGGCGACGTCTTTGAACTCTGAGACAGCATCGTTGAAGTCGCGCACTGCCTCATTGCGGTCTAACTGGTCAAGGTAGCGTTGCAGTTCAGGGTTCAGGGCGAACATGCCCCGGTAAAGTTCGTCGGTCGACTTCCACAGGGCGTCAACGGCTTCAGTCAGTTTGTCGGTGGGGCGCTTCGACTCGTGCACCTCATCTTTGAAGTCTTCGATTTGACCGCTTGCCCGTTCAAACTGATTGCGTGCGTCGTCAGCACCTGACGTCAGGTCACGCATTGACTCGTACATATCGCCGGCCTCTTGCCGGGCGGTGTCGGTGGTCTTCTCAAAGTTCTCAAGTTCGTCGGAGACCAAACCCAACTTCTCGGCAAGCCACCCGATGCCGTCTTTGACTTTCTCAAAGATGCCGAAGAGTGCTTCAAGGGCAGCGGTCACTAGGCCAAACTTTTTTTCTAGGATGATGAGACCGGCGACCAGTGCGGCGACTGCGACGACGACAAGCATGATGGGGTTGGCGTACAAGACGGCGTTGAAAAATGCGGTTGCTTTGGTCGCGGCCGCACTGACGATGGCGTACGCGGCCTTTGTGGCAATCCACGCTTTCATAGCAAAGTTGATTGCGATGACTGCAGCAGCGAGACCGCCGATCACCCCACCGAAAATGATGACCAGTTCACTGTTCTCTGACATCCAATGCGCAAGGTCGGCGACGACAGGAAGCAGCGCCATGACAACCGGCATAAGTGCCTTGCCAAGTTCGGCTTGCAGGTCAGCGAACTGTGCCTGCATGATTTTGGTCTGTCCCGCAAGGCCCTCGCTTGTGCGGGCAAAGTCGCCTTGCGCGTCACCGGTCTGCTCGTAGATCGCGGCCTGTGCCGCCAAGATTTTCTGCTGATCGGTGAGCGCACCGGTGCCGTCATAGATTCCCAGTTTTAGGGCTTCGGCTTTTAGCGTGGCGTCATTCAGCAGCACACCGTACGAGCGCAACGGTTCAGACTCGCCACGCAACGCCGCGCCGATAGCCTCAATGGCTTGCTCAGGCGAAGTGTTATTGAACGATGCGAGGTCTGCGGCGAGGGTCGTGAAGTCATTGTTGAACTGTGCGAGGTCCTGACCGCCCAGACCTGCCGCCTTGCCGAACGTGCCGAACGTACCGGCAGCGTCAAGCACCGCCTGCTGAGACAGGCCCAACGATGTGGCAGCGGTCTCCGAAAAGTTGCGGACCGCTTCGGCACCCTCACCGAAGATGACGTTGACTTTTGAAATGCTCTCTTCAAGGTCAGAGGCTGCGGCCACGGCCGGGACCGCTGCAGCAGTGAGCGCACCGAGCGCAGCCGTCGCCGGCAAAAAAGCCTTTTTTAGCGCAAAGCCGGCCTTTTGGGTTTTGGTCTCAAGGTTCTGAAAATCTTTGATTGCCGCCTGAACACCCTTCGGCGAGTACTCAGAGACGATTGGCACATTGATTGCAGCCATCAGCGCAACTCCCTATTGATCGTTTCGGTCATGGCTTCAATCGCTTTGGCTACGTCAGCCTGCACCTTCGGCAAATGTTTTTCAGCGGCCGGCCACATAGCGCGCGATGAGAACCCCTGCATGTTCAGTTTGCCGATCATCTGACGGCCGCGCTCAGCGCCTTCAGACCTTCGGCCTTTGCCACCCGCACGACCTGCCATGTCATAGATCGCACCGGCCGGGTTGACCTGTCGCAGCGTCAGCAGCGGGATGACGTCGCGGTTACGGGCACGGGTGCCTTTGAATGAGACTTTGACACCGGACCTGACACGGCTGACGTCATAGCCACCCCGCCAGTTGCCCCAGTTACGCAACGGCTCTGCAGTCGGGAACAGTGCGCGGGCGGTGGCTTGCATAGGCTTCGCAGCCTTTTTCATTTCGCGCACAACTTCCTTGCGCAACTCGGGGTCGACACGACGCAGATTCTTCAACGTGGCTGCAAGCCCGTTGTATTCAAGTGCGACGTTGAAGTTATCGGCCACGCCTCTGCTGCTGCTTTCTCTGCTGTTCCATTACGTCAACCACGGTGATGAGGTCCAACGCTGTGAACTCTATGTCAGGGGGCCACCATCCGACAGTGACTAGCAGTTCGGCTAAGAGTCGGCTGTATGTCCCCCGTCGGTAGGGCGGTCAGTGTTGCTGACCACCTCAAGACTGACGATCTTTTTTAGGTAGTCATCGAAGACGGCAGGCACAGTCATCTTGGCTTGACGGGAAGCCTCGTACGCCATAAACGCAAGGTCTTCCATGCCGAGTGCTTGCGCCATCTGTGACGCCTTCGCTTTGTACTTGCGTTCCCACGCGACGAGAACCCACAGGTTTGTAGTGACTTCCTGTGGGCCATCGCCGGTGTCAACGCGAATAGTGAGTTGCATGTCGGGTCTGCTTTCTCTATGTAGTTATCAGGAAGTGGCGCGCGCGAGCGAACCGCCACGGAACACAACGTCAATGGTCGGCAGTTCGCCAACCGAAGAGTTGATAACGTCGGCCTGTTCCAAGTAGCAGCCGGTGAGCGACCACTCGGGGTTGTCGGTGCCGGGGGTGACCGAGGTGGTCGGCGTCGCAACGACGTCAAAGGTGGTGCCAACGAGTGACGCCAACTTCTCTTCAACCTCTCCGGTGCCGTACGACAGGAAGAGCGTTGCGCTCACCTCGTAGTTGCCGAGACCGGCTGCGAACTTGCGACCGGTGTCGCCGAAAGCGGTTTTCTCAAGGGCCTCAACGACGTTGCTGACGGTGATGCTCGTCGCCTGATCGCTGAAGTCAACGCTGTCGACCACAAGGGTGCCCTGCGAAAGTGCTGCTGAAGTAGCCATTAGTTTTATCTTTCTCCTGAGAGTCTTACGGTTAGGTCATAGGCGGGCAACTGTTGCTCGCCGATTAGTGCCACGCTAGGCGCTGCGTCGGTGACTGCAAGTGCATTGCTGCTGCAGATGAGGTCCGCGACGGTCATGCAGTAATCGCCGGCGTCTTGATTGCCGGGGGGCGGTGCGAGTACGCGAAGCGTGAGGGTGCCGTCAGCAACATTGTTGTTGAACATGCGTGCCGATGGCAATTCGATAAAAACGGTGAGGGGTCGCGCGTTGCGCGGGTCTGTCACCGGTTTGAGACCGAGGTTGCTGATCGCCGTCTTGACGTCCTGCACCATCTGATAGAAAACGCCTGAGGCCATTAGCCGACCTGCGGTCTTC